AGGACTCGGAGATTCTATAGAAAAAGCATTAAAGGTTACTGGAATAGACAAAGTAGCTAAGAAGATATTAGGAGATGATTGTGGATGTGAAGAACGTAAGAAGAAACTAAATCAAATGTTTCCTTATAATAATGTTAGGCAATTTACAGAAGATGAATTATCTATATATGAATCGGTACTGCCTAGAATACAGGGTGGTAGAATAAACGGACAAGACCAGGATATTATGGTAAAGCTATATAACAAAGTATTTAATGCTAATAAGAAAAGGTCAAGCTGTACGCCTTGTGTTAAAGAAACACTAGATAAATTAGAAAAAGTATATAAGAACAGTTGTAAAATAAATGACAATGGAACAGATGTTTAGATTCTGCCTTAGATGTGTTAGGGTATGTCCTATTGAAAAAGGTAAGTGCCACTATTGTAATGGTACTTTTATAGTATCATCATTAAAAGATGAGTTATATTTAATAAATAAAAAAGAAAAAGTTGAAGAAGCATACTAAGGTATATATGGACTTTTTTGATTATGGAGAACAGGACTTCGTAATGTGTGAAATGTGTCAGCAAGATAGAGCTGTTGATATACATCATTTAGAAAGTAGAGGAATGGGTGGCTCAAAGAATAAAGATTACATAGAGAATCTAATGGGACTGTGTAGAGATTGCCACAATAAAGCAGAAGCAGATAGTATGTTTAATATGTTCTGCAAAATAAAACATTTAGAATTAGTATGTCATCAAATATATGCTATGATAGAATACAATAAAACAATGAAGCGATATGAAAATAGAAAGTAAATTAGTAAAAGACCTAAACCCTGCATCATACAATCCTAGACAGATTAGCAGTAAACAATATAAGGACTTAAAAGAATCAATTAAAAAGTTTGGTCTTGTTGATCCTATAATAGTAAACAAAGATAATACTGTAATAGGTGGACATCAAAGATTAAAGATATGTAAAGACCTTAAATATGTAGAGGTTGAGTGTGTAATGCTAGACCTATCAAAAGAAGAAGAAAGAGAATTAAACATTAGATTGAATAAAAACACAGGGGACTTTGATATGGATATATTGGCTAACGAGTTTGATATAGAAGAACTTACGGATTGGGGATTTAAGCATATTGACCTTGATATTAATATAGATAAAATCACAGAAGGCAATACAGAGGACGACCATATTCCTGAAGTAAAAGAAAGCAGAGTTAAACTTGGTGATGTATGGGAACTTGGAAAGCACAGAATAATGTGTGGTGATAGCACAAAAGAAAGTGATGTTAATAAACTAATGAATGGAGAGAAAGCTGATATGGTATTCACAGACCCACCTTATGGTGTAGATTATAAAGGAATAAATAATGACAATAAAGAAGGTTTAGAGAATTTATTATATATGGCTTTTAAAAATAAAGAAAATAACTGTAAAGAGGGTGCTGCTTTTTATTGTTTTCATTCTGATAGATGTGCAGATATTTTTCATTCTATTTATAGACAATTTTGTCATTTTTCATCTATGTTAATTTGGGTAAAAGAAAGCATAGTTTTATCACAAACTGATTATCAAGGCAAACACGAAAACTGTATATATGGTTGGTTTAAAAATGGAACACACAAATGGTATGGAGATAGAAAACAACAAAGTGTTTATATTACAAAAAGAGAAAGAATAAATGGACACACTACTCCAAAACCTATTGAATTTATTACAATGACTTTAAATAATAGTAGTAAAACAAAAGATATTATTTTAGATTTGTTTCTTGGTAGTGGTTCAACATTAATAGCTTGTGAAAAAACAAATAGAGTATGTTATGGAATGGAATTAGACACTAAATACTGTGATGTAATTATTGAAAGATGGGAACAATTTACAGGACAAAAAGCAAATAAATTATGAAATACTATAAAAGATGGCACGAATACTGTGATTCTAAAAAACCTAAAAACAACTCTAAATTTGTTGCAGGTTGGGTTAGAACACCTAAAGATTTAAAAAAATTGATTAATAAATTAAATAATAAAAAGACAAATAAAATAACGGAATAAAAACGGAATCAATGAATAAATTTCCAAATAAAGCAACACAGTTTAGTTCTACTAATCAACCAAAGAAGAATGGTAGACCAAAAGGTAGAAGAAACGTAGCAACAGTATTAAAAGAATTACTATCTACACAGGATACTAATATGGGTGGAGAGGGCGACTTTGGAAGTCCTATAGCTAAGATGTTAATACAAATAGCTTTCCATAAGGATAGTAACAATAACGAAAAGCTAAAAGCAATTAAAGAAATCTTAGATAGGATAGAGGGATTGCCAGACCAGAATGTTAATGTAAGTGCAGCACCCCCATCTTGGATTAATGATGATGACGAAACAAGCTAAACCATATTATGATCTAAAACAATCTACTAAAAGAATCTGTGTTTTACAAGGAGGTACAAGAAGTGGTAAGACGTATTCTATTCTATTAGGATTAATTGAATTTGCTTATAAGAACAAGGGCAAAGGATTATATATTACAATAGCACGTAAAACTTTTCCTGCATTAAGAGGTACTAGTATGCGTGATTTCTTTGAGATACTAAAGAAAGAAAATTTGTATGATGAAAGGTTACATAATAAATCTAACTCTTTATATCATCTATACGGTAATAATGTAGAGTTTATCTCAGTAGACCAACCACAAAGAGTAAGAGGTCGTAAAAGAGATGTGTTATTCCTTAATGAGTGTAACGAGTTCGGATTTGAAGAATATACACAATTAGCACTTAGAACAACATACAAGATTATTATTGACTTTAATCCATCAGAGCAGTATCACTGGTTATACACACAAATTATAGATGCAGATAGAGATGATGTGGACTTTCATATTTCAACATATAAAGACAATCCATTTTTAGAACAATCAACAATAGCAGAAATAGAAAGATTAAAAGAAGTAGATGAAAATTTATACCGGGTCTTTGGCGAAGGGCAACGCGGGGTAGCTTCCGAAACCATTTTCCCGGTATTTAATATAGTAGATAATATTCCTGAAAATGCTAAAGAGATTGCATTAGGATTAGACTTTGGATTCTCAGCAGACCCTACATCATTAGTAAAAGTATATAAGCACGATTTAGATTTATATATTGATGAACTAATCTATGAGAAAGGATTAACCAATCAAGACATAGCACACAAGATTAAGCAATTAGGAATAGATAGAAGTATTGAAATATATGCTGATAGTGCAGAACCTAAATCTATAGAAGAAATATACAGGATGGGTGGCATTAATATAAAACCTGCTAAGAAAGGTGCAGACAGTATTCGTATTGGAATAGACGTTCTAAAAAGACACAAGCTAAATATAACTAAGCGAAGCGTTAATGCAATTAAAGAATTTAGGAATTATAAGTGGATAAAGAACAAGAATAGTGAAATAACAAACAAGCCAATAGATGCTTTTAACCATGCTGTAGATGCAGTAAGATATGTAGCATTAAATAAGTTAATGGTGTCCTATTCAGGCAAATACTATATAGCATGAAAATTTTAATAGCTTGTGAAGAATCACAAACAATAACGAAAGAATATAGAAAATTAGGATTGGAAGCATATAGTTGTGATTTATTAGAATGTAGTGGTGGATATCCAGAATGGCATATAAAGAATGATGCGATAGAAGAATCTTATAGTGGTAAATATGATTTAATGATAGCACATCCCCCTTGTACTTATTTGGCTGTTAGTGGAAATAGGTGGCTATATAATAAAGATGGAAGTAAAAATGTAGATAGATGGAACAATAGAGAACTAGCTTTGGATTTTGTTAGAAAATTAATAAATGCACCAATAAACAAAATAGCAATAGAAAACCCTGTTAGTTGTATAAGTTCACAAATAAGAAAACCTGACCAAATCATTCAGCCCTATATGTTTGGAGATGAAGCTACAAAAACAACTTGTTTATGGTTAAAAAATTTACCACGATTAATTCCAACAAATATAGTAGGCAAGGGTAGAAGGACTTATTTTAAAAGTGGCAAGTCACATCCTGAATGGTATGCAGATTGTTTTAATAAAACCAAAGAAGAAAGACAACGATTAAGAAGTAAAACATTTAAAGGAATTGCAAAAGCAATAGCAGAACAATGGCAATGAAAAACGAATTATAACATTTTATATTTATTAGTAATGAAAGAGGTTAAATTAACAATACCTGATAATTGGTCTGACATAACAATAGACACTTATCAAAAGTATGTAAAAATACAAGAGGGTAAAGGAACTGAAAAAAACAAAGTTATTAAGAGCTTGGCTCTATTATGTAACACCACACCCTTTGTAGTTAAGAAAATGGCTTACAGCGATTTATTAGAGATAATGGGGATAATTAAAAAGATGATAGACACAGAGCCAAAAGAAGAAGATTTTAAAAAGGTATTTAAATTTAACAAGATAGAATATGGCTTTGTGCCTAACCTTAGTAAGTTAAGCACAGGGGAATATATTGATTTAGAAGCATACTGTAAAAACCCTATAGAGAATCTTCATATTATTATGAGCATATTATATAGGGTAATTACTTTTAAACGTGGAGAGCGCTATGCTATAGAAAGTTATGATCCTGACCAATTCAAGGAAGAACTGTTTAAAGAATGTCCTATGAATATAGCATTAAGTTCGCTAGGTTTTTTTTTGACTTTAGGAAGCGTATTAGCGAGGACTTCGCAGCGTTATTTGAAAGCACAGGAAAAGAGAGTGCAAAAGGCGTAAGTATGCAGAGCAAATGGGGATGGTATAATGTTCTCTACAGCTTATCTAATTCAATACTAGACATAGAAAAGATTACACAGCTACCTATATTAGAGGTGCTGACTTATTTGGCTTTTAGTCAAGATTATAATAATAAACAAAGAAGCAACTATGATAACTTTTAGAAACGTAGTAGGATATTTAGAAACAATAGCAACGAAGCATTTTATGTTAAATAGCTTCCATTCAGGTATAATGGATGAAGTAGATATTAATAAATTAGGTGCAGTAGATTATGCTATACTATATGCAGAGCCAGGACAAGCAGTTATAGAACAAGGTGTATTGACATATAACTTTACTATATATGTTATGGATATGATAAATGATGAGATAGACGAAACCACAGGAAGTACGGCATCAGGTACAAGAACTAAAGAAAGAATAGGTAGATTAGATACTTATTCTGAAACCTTACAAATACTACAAGACGTTTTAAATGAATTTAAACATAGCTTAGTAACGGCATCTTGGGTAGATGGTGAAGTAGTATTAAATCTTCCTGTAACAGCAGACCCTTTTACAGCACGTTTTAATAATCTTTTGACAGGATGGTCTGCTAATTTAAGTGTTCAAGTAAATAATACTAATAATCTGTGTATTGCACCGATATCACCTAATTCATAATGGAATTTAAAAACACCATACAATCATTACAAAAACTTGGTGGCAATGTCGTTAAGGAAGGACGTGGTATATTAAAAAGATTTAAACCTTATCCTAAAACTACAAGCTCTAATACTTTATATAATGATTTTGATTATTTAGTAACTGCATCTAAGGATTCTGTTACATTAGAATTTGAGTTTGGACGTGCTGATGATTATTGGCAATTTATAGATGAAGGTGTAAGAGGTGCTAAACCTGAAAAGCATCCTGGTTTTAAAAGAGCAACTAAATCTCCATTTAAGTATTCTACTAAAATGCCGCCTAGAAGGGCTATTGATAGATGGGTAGTTTCTAAGCCCTTAAAAGCAGCAAGAGATAAGTCAGGTAGGTTTATAAGTAGAAAGAGTTTAGTTTATGCTATACAAAAAACAGTATTTGAAAAAGGGATACATAGAACACAATTTTTTAGCAGACCATTTACACAACAATTAAAAAAACAAACAGACAATATAGTAAAATCTTTTGCTGATGATTTAGAATTAGCATTAGAGCAAACATTAAAAGATTAGAATATGGCATTAGGCAGTATATCATTTGTACAGAAACCAGTAAACACAACTTCTAAAGTTCCTGTTATTACTAACTGGACACCATTAATAGGATATATGGTATATCAAGATGACATTAGTGGTCTATTCTATTTTAAGTTTATTTTAGAAGTAAGATTAGATGATGCTTCAGGAACATTACTAGGGAAGGTAAAACAAAGAAGAAACGGATATAGTCCTGATGTTGCTGCTAATGAAGCTAGAGCTTTTTTTGATTTAAGAGATATTGCTAATAGCGTTTTAGTAGATACGGTGTTCGACCAAAATGATACAGGACAACCATTTAGAACAATACATAAAGTAGGTGCTAATACAGCATCTAAACCTTATAGTAAAAATGGAGATAATACTACTGATGGCACACAGATACAAACTATTTATGTAAAAGCATATCAACAATATAGCTCTACTGCTTCTGCTGTTCCTGCTGAAGATACAACGCCTAGCGTAAATGATACTCTATATTACTTACAAGCATCACTTCCCTTAATGACTGCTAGAAGCACGGATTCTGATTATGTTCAAGGAACTGAATTTAATGTTTTTAATTGTAATAGTAGTACAGATAGATTTTTAAGTGATGTAGAAACAAGTGCAGGAGATTATAATGTTAGTGGATATATTAACTACATACAAGAAGCTGACTATCACACAGTAGCTTTTTTAAATGATAATACTAATTTTGACAGCCAACTATATAGAATGTATATTAAATACTATGATAGTTCAGGAAGTGAAATAGCTTACGGTGGTGTGGCAGGAACTAACTATATAGAAAATATAAATAATAATGGTGGGTGGGCTCCTGATGCAGGAGGGATGCAAGATGACAAAAGATTATTGTATTTTGGTGCAGGTCCAGGTAATTTACAAGGACAATCTGACAATACATTTTTAAGACCTTCAGCATTTAGTAATTGGGCGTATTACACTATACAAGGATTTGATGAGGCAGGAACACCCGTAGCAAGAACAGCAGTATATACCTTTATAAAACAAGACGGAAGCTGTAAAGGTTTTAAAGTAAGAAGATTAGCTTGGCGTAATTCTGTAGGGGGTTATGATTATTTTAATTTTAAAAAGAAATCTACACAAACTGTAGAAGTGCAGCAAGATAATTATAGCACAATGTTAGGAACATTCAATAAAAGTAGATGGAGATACAACAATACACAAAGAGGCAAAAAGACAAGACAAACTACAGCTATGTTAAAAGAAACTCTTAATACTGATTGGATTACAGAACAAGATGCTAATTTATTAGAAAAGCTAATAATGTCTACAGATGTTTATATAGTAGAAAATGCAGACACTACATATACTCAAGCTGTAATGATTACTGACAGCAGTTTTGTTAGAAAGACAGTAGCTAACGATAGAAAAATACAATACACTATAAATATAGAATACGCTAATCCACTAAATACAAATAGCTAATGAATGTAAGATTAGTAGCATATAGAAAAGCCACAAGTGGAGCATCTTCTACTACGGCTTATAATTTAGACCTACAAGAAGCACCGAATATATCGCTTAATTATCAGTTTAGTGATGTTAAAGAACCTGAAACCAGAAAAGGTAGCTTTAGCCAAACATTTAAATTACCATTCACAGACAACAATAATCAGTTTTTTCAGGATTGGTATAATGTAAACTTAGACACATTAGTATTTAACACAAGAACTAAATTTGATGCAGTTTTATATATAGGAACTGTGCCACAATTTGAAGGAGCATTACAACTAAAATCTGTATATAAAAAAGCACAATGCTATGAGGTAGTATTAATGTCTAGTAGTGCTTCACTATTTAGCACAATAGGAGAGCAAAGACTAAAAGATGTATTTAAAGAAGATAATGGTAGCTATAGTGCTGATCTTAACCACGTTTATAATAATACAAATATAGAAGCATCTTGGAATGGTGGCAGTAGTTCTTTTCAAAATGCAGCAGGAACAGCTTTAAGAGATACTGATTTTGATGTTCAAAAGGTAATGTATCCTATTTCTGTAACTAGAGAAAAATTCTATTATGGTAGTCAGGCACGATATTTAAACCTAGACCAAACTTCAGCTAACACCTTAGTTACTAATGGAGGTGTAGAAGCAGCTTGGGATTATTCTGTAGATATAAACCAATTTAGACCTGCTATTCAAATTAAATATCTATTTGATAGAATAATGGCTAAAGCGGGATTCTCTTATACTTCTAATTTTATAAGTGGTACAGGTTCTTATTCTTCTGATAAGTATTTTGGCAAGATATTTATGACAACAGGAACAGCATTAGAACAAAGTGCTTTACCTACTACTAATACAAACGCTTCTCCTAGTGGTGTTATGCAAGTATCTAATAATGCACAATGGGGTGCTAACACAATATCAGCAGGAACTTCAGGATATCAATCTTTTCAAGAAATAGTACCTGCTAATACTACTTCAGCTTCAGGAGCTTGTACTACTCCTACTGATACTGATAGTGTTTGGAATACTACTTACAATTATTTTACAAAAAAAGATACTACAATGGAGCAGATTTCTGTTTCCTTTCTTCCTACTTGGACTAATTTTGAAGCTTTTTCAGGTAGCACAATGACATTTAGAGTTCTTTTAAGAGAATGGGATACTGCTACTAATTCGCTTACTGATGTTATATATGGCGACCCTTTTGAATATCAAATAAGCAATCCTGCTAGTTGGTGGGCTTCGCTTCCTATATCTTGCTCTTTGTCTTTAGAAGAAATGCCACCAGGAAAATCTGCACAAATTATTATTCAATGTTTTGGAATACAACAAGATAATGCTGCTAGTCCAAGTACCTTGACTTTTGGATATGGCTCTATAGATGCTTTAAGTTGTGGTACGTATTATAATGCTATAAGAATAGATTGGGTGGGATATAGCACAAATGTATTTGGTGCTACTGTAGATGTTCCTGCTTGTATAGATGCTGATATCACACAGAGAGCATTTTTAAAAGACATCATTCAACGATTTAATCTAGTTATATTAACAGATCCTAATGATGACACTAACTTAATAGTAGAACCTTATGATGACTTTATAGCAAGTGGAGAAATAAAACAATGGACAGATAAACTAGATACATCTAAAGAGATAGTAGTAAAAGACACTACAGAGTTACAGAAAAAAACAATACACTTTACAGACCAAGAAGATGAAGATTTATATAATAAATCATTTAAAGAAAGATATCCTGAAGTAAATGTATTTGGACATCTTAAAATAAATGAATTTAACAATGAGTTTGCAACAGGAGAATTAAAGAATGAATCTATATTTTCTCCTTATATAAATAGTCAAGTATTTGTTACTGATGACGAGCAGTTTGGAACATTACTACCTAATATGGCAGTACAATATGAATTTAGCTATGAAACTAATGACGGTGTAGATGTAAATAAAATTAAAAAAACAAAACCAAAATTATATTGGTATAATGGAACAGCTACAAATACTTTAAATACAACAGGCACACAAGTTAATTATTATATGCACAGGTCTACATCTACAGCAGTTACAGCTTATACATTTAATACTTATCCTGTTTGTACACCTTTTGATATAACACCTAGTAGTAATGTATATACACTTTCAGAAGACAATCGTTCTTTATATTGGAACGCCACCCCACCAATAGTAGGTAATTTAACTGTATTTAATTATCAAGGATATATTGGCAACTGGTTTAATAAAACATTATATGGCGAGTGGTGGAAACCATACTTAGACAATATATATAGTTCTGAAGCTAGAATAATGGAATGTTATTTAAATCTTAATGAAGTAGATATATTTGATTTTAGCTTTGCTGATGAAATCTTTATAAAAGACACATATTGGAGAATACTTAAAATACAGAATTATCAAGTAGGTGCTAAAGCATCTACAAAGGTTACATTAATAAAATCTTTAGACACTAAATCTAATTGTAATGGTTGCGATTATGTTCTTGGAACTTTAGGGAATAGTAATTTATTAGAAAACTATTATTATTTATGGTGTCCTGATGATAATCCTGGATGCACACCATCACTTCCTGCTAGTGTTTATACATCTCCTGAATGTTGTACTTGTAATGGTGGAATAGTTGCTTGGAATTATATATCACAAGCATCTAATGGCTTATATCCTTGTATTGCTAATGCCAGTAGCTTACCGTTAAAAATAAAAAGTATTTTATCATCTACTAACATAATGAGTCAAGGACAGCTTAAAACTCTTATATATGATAAATTAGGTGGTAGAGATAGACCATTAATAAGAGGTGTCAATAACACCAAATACAGTCAGAATATATTACCTACTTATGGCGATGATATTATCATAAAATACAAAAGTAAAAATAGAAAGACACCACAGTATTCAGGAGAGAATCATAGAATTACTTTAAGTGGTTATACGGTAGGAAATAGTACAGGATATGCTTATCCTCAAGGCGACCCATACGGCAAACCATTATTAATCCCTGACAATGTAAATCTGCTTGTTAGAGTAAATACTTTAGCTACTGTAGTAGGTGGCACAAGTGCTAGTTATCCATTAGGAAGAACAGAGGCATTAGCTTATTATGCTGCTTTTAGAATATCTGAAGGAGCTGTGGTTAGAGTAGGTACGGCAGGAGGTGTTCAAGAATTTAGTATAGTTGAAACAGGTTCAGCAGGTTGCACAATGAGTATACAAATACAAGCAAATTCTGATGGACAAAATGTATTAACATTTGGCTTATTAGATAGTCAAACAGATACTAAAAGATTATGGAATCTTAAAGCAGATATAAGTGTAAATAGAATTAATAATATGAATTTAGAATATGATGGTAATTGGGCATTGTTCCAAAATGGCGATAACATCTTATTCCAAAATGGAGATTATATGTTATGGAATTAAAAAAGTATATAGAATCAATGGCAAAATTAGTAATACCTACTATAGACCACATACAGCTAGTAGAATATACTGATAAAGAATTAGATTTTGCTTATGGTATGGAAGAATACCACACAAGTTTCAGAAGAATGTTTAAACAATTAATCAGGATAATATGCAGGTAAAAAAAGTAAAAATAGAAGTAGATGCAGAAAAAGCAATATCACAAGTAGATGAATTAAAAACAGGTGTTAAAGAAACAGACGAAGCTACTATAGGTGCTGAATCAGGTTTTAAAAAATTAACTGGTGGCATAGGAGCAGCAGGTTTAGCATTTAAAGCATTAGGTATTGGTTTGATTGTTTCAGCTTTTGTTAAGTTGAAAGATTTACTAGGTCAAAACCAAGTAGTGATGGATACAGTAACACAAGCAACTGAATCATTAAATTTTATTTTTCAACAAGTTATTCAAAAAGCTGTAGAACTAGGTCAATCAATGACAAAAGCATTTACAGATCCTAAACAAGCTATTTTAAATTTATGGCAATCTATTAAACAAAATATAGCTGACAGAGTAGAGGGACTTATTGATACTTTTGGTGCTTTAGGTAAAGTTATTAAATCTGCATTTAGTAGAGATTTAGAAGGATTAAAAGAAGGTCTTGCAGATGCTAAAACAGGATTTGTACAATTAGCTACAGGAATGACAGAAGTAGAGCAAACTAATTTTGTAGAAAATTTAAAAGAACAGACAGAGCAATTAAAAGAAAATATACAAAGTGCTAAAGATTATGGAAAAGCAGTTACAGCTCTTAGAAATCAAGTTAAAATAGCTGAAGCAACTCAAAGGGGTTTAATTTTAGAATATCAAAGAGAAGCAGAATTACAAAGACAAGTTAGAGATGATATAAGTTTAACTATAGAAGAAAGGATAGAAGCTAATAATAAACTAGCAGAAATTTTAGATGAACAATTTATAAAAGAGCAAGAACTAGCACACAAAAAAGTTGCTTTGGCAGAATTAGAATTATCATCTAATCAAGACAATGTAGATTTACAAGTTGCTTTAATTAATGCTAAAAATGAGTTGGCAGACCTAGATGAAAGAATAACAGGACAGCGTTCTGAACAATTAACTAATTTAAACGCTTTACAAGCAGAATATAATGATAGTATAAAAGAAACTGCCGTAGTTGCTAAAAAAACAGGAGAGGCAGAAGTTAAAATAGCTAAATTAACAAATGAAGAAAAGGTAGATATTGTTTCAGGAGCTTTAGGAAATATAGCAGGTGCATTAGGCGAGAATAGTAAATCAGCTAAAGGTTTAGCTGTAGCACAAGCATTAATAGATACTTATGCAGGTGCAACAAAAGCTCTAGCACAGGGTGGTATTTTTGGTACTGTAGCAGCAGCAGGAATAGTAGCAGCAGGATTAGGAAATGTAAAAAAAATAGTATCTACTAAATTACCTGGTGTTAGTGATAGTAGCACTCCATCTACACCTGATGCAGATATACCTACAACATCAGTAGGGGGAATAGGTGGATTAGTTCCTAACGTAGAAGCTATATCTCCGCCTGACATATCACAGCAACCTGTTCAGGCATTTGTAGTAGAAAACGACATTAGCAATAGTCAGGCATTACAAGAAGAACTAGAAATACAGGCAACATTATAAACAAAAAACAACAATTTATATTTATTAGTATTATGGCAAAGAAAAAGAAAAAACTTATAGAACTTATTATAGACGAGGCAGCGGATATGTTTGGCGTAGATGCTATTTCAGTTGTTAAATTTCCTGCAATAGAAGAAAACTTTGTATTCTTTAACAATGACTTTTTATCACTTGCTAAAGTAGATGAAGAGAAAAAGCAATTAGTGGGGGCAATTTTAATACCTGATAAAAAGATTCCTAGATTAGACAAAGACACTAACGAAGAATATGATGTATTCTTTACTAAGGAAACTATTAAACAAGCACAAAAGCTATTTATGTCAAGTTTAAACAATAATAATCACACGTTTGAACACAAAGAACCTGTGCAGGGTTTAACTGTCGTAGAATCGTGGATTAAAGAAGATAAGAAATACGATAAATCTAATATGTATGGTTTTAATAATTTGCCTATTGGTACTTGGTTTGTTCAAGTAAGTGCTGAAAATAATCCTGAAATATGGGAAGCTATTAAGAATAAAGAAGTTAGAGGATTTAGCATAGAAGGATATTTTACAGACAAGCTAATAGAAGCATCTAAAGAAATAGATATTTTAGACGAGGTTTGTGAAGATTGTCCTGATGAGTTTATGTTAGGTAAAATAAAAGACATTATTCTACAAAATGAATTAAGACCTGTAGGTGCTTTAGATGGAGAGCCTTTATTTAGAACAAAAGAAGAAGCAGAACTATATTCTGAAATGTTTAAAAGCTGTTCAGGTAGCCATGCTCATACTGTTGATGGTATTAAGTTATGGATGCCTTGTGATACTCACGCTAACGCTACAATGAGAGAAGAACACGCAGAAACAGGAAAAAAGAAACGCAAAAGAAAATACAAGATGCTAGAATATGTTGCTTATGCTAAGAAAAAAGCTATGCTAAAGTATTCTTGGGATGATTGTATGAGGGATCAGATTAAACAATACGGCAATAAAGAAACTGCTGCTAAAGTTTGTGCAGCCATCAAAAATAGGACAGTAAAACGCTAAAGAAATAAACAATTTAAACACCTTTATATTTATTAATGTTATGGGAACAATAGAAAAAATTTTAAATATCTTGAAAATGAAAAATGAACCTAAATCTTATAGCGTAAAAATGTACGCTGAAATGAAATTAGATGATGGTCGTGTAGTTGCTACAGAAGATGAGCAATTCATGATTGGCTCTAAAGTATTTGCTATCTCTGATGATGGCGAAGCATCTGCGTTAGAAGCAGGTAGCTACACAATGGAAAATGGAAATAAATTAACTATTGGCGAGAACTCTGAAATCCTTGACTTAGGCGAAGAAAAAGAAGCTGAAGATGTTGAAGCATCTGAGGAAGAACTTTCTGAAGAAGTAGCTGAGGAATCTAAAGAAGAAGAATTGGCTGAAGAAGCTGATGTCGCTGACTGGAAAGGAATGGAAATTAGAATTAAAAATTTAGAAGATGCTGTAGCTGATCTGAAAGCTGATAAAGTAGAAGCATCTGCTGAATTATCTAAAGAAGAATCTGTAGAAGAAACTAATGAAGAAGTAAAAGAAGATTCTGAAGAAGATAAAACAGAAATGAGTTCAGAAGTTATAGGGGAACTTATGACACAAATAGAAGAACTTAAAGGTAAGATAGTAGAATTAAGTGGCGAACCTGCTACGGAAGGTATTTCATACAATCCTGAAGGACAAAACTTTAGTGCTACTGTCGATTTAAAGAAACTGTCACCAATGGAGAGGACAGCATATTACATTAACAATAAATAATAAATAAAATGGCAAATAAAATTCAATTATCAAAAAGACGTGAGTTTGACATATCTGTAACGGGTGATACGTATGCAGGTGTTCACGCAATGCCTTATGTGACTGCTGCCTTGAGAAGTCCTGACACAGTTGCTAAAGGTTATGTTAGAATCTTAGATGGTTTAACAAAAAGTGCAGTAATTAACAATATCGCTTGTGCAAATCCTATTGTTGCAGGTGGCACAAGTAATTGTGGTTTCAATAGTGGAAACGATACATCAACTACTGAGCAAGTTCTTTCATTAACTGACCTTAAAGTAAACGAAGAAATATGTAGAGGAACAATCTTCCCTACTTGGATGGGTCAAGGAATGGATAGAAATGGTAACTTACCACAAGCATTTTCTGACTTCTTATTACAAGTTGTTGCAGGAAAAGCTGCTGCTCAATTAGAAATCGGAATATGGCAAGGAGCTTCTCCATTCGGAGTTGGTTTCTTATCTGATGATGGTACTCAAGATGAGGCAGGTGCAGACGCTTCTGCTTGTAAAGACTTTAGCGAAGTAGATTTCGCTGATGCTTTAGCTGCTTCAGACATCTTAACTGATATGGCTGCTGTTTATGACAAAGCTGCTTCTGATATTTCAGGAATACTTACTAAGCCAGGTGTTGGTTTCTATATGAACAACAAAACTTATGGTTTTTACATTCAAGCATTAGCTTCAGCAGGTTCTAATCAAGGACAAATCTCAGGATTAGGTTTTGATGCAAAATCTGACACAGCTACTTACTTTGGCTACCCAATCTACAGATGTCCAGGTATGTTCAACGATACTATCCTTTTCACTTACCCTGAAAACTTAGTATTTGGAACTAACCTTGCTACTGATTGGACAGAAGCTCGATTGATTCCTACTTACGAGTATGATGGTTCTGACAACGTAAGAATTACAATGAACTTTGCTGTAGGAGTACAAACTGCTGTAGCAACAGATGGTGTTTACGGTTCAACTGTTTGGACTTAATAGATACTTTAAATGGGAGGTTGTAATAGACCTCCCTTTT